TGTTCTCGACAAGCTCAGTCGTTGGTTCTTCGATATCTAGAACTTCATCTAGAATATCCTTTGTTTTATTACTCATAACTATTTCACCTTTCTTTGTTTGATATTAAGATTTCTTAAAGCATTGAATCTTGAGCGTTTGCCCTGTGGGCCCGTTAGCATATCAGCAACAAATTTTTCATCTGGTCCTTTTAATATAAATTTTCTAGTGTTACCACCTTTTGTTATTATGTCTGGCACAGGTCTAAAAGAATCTTTGTATGTGTCAATGTATTCCTTTGCAAAACTATAAGCCTTACCTGTATTATCAGTAATTTCTATATCTTCTAATAATTGTTTAAAAGTTTTCACTACTTGTCCTCGCCTGTTTCTGGGTCAAAGTTTTTAGCGTCTTGGAAGAAAGATGTTGTTTCGTTAAATCCAAAATCATCATCAGCGTCAGCAGATGTTGGGTTAGGTGTAACTGTATATCTTTGTTCTCTCTTAGGAGCCGCACTTGGCATATCTGTGTATTGGTCAACTTGTACAGTCTTAATAACTTTACTAGATGTAACAGGGCCATATAGATAAAACTTAGTAGTGAAATCTAAAGTATAAATGATTGCTCTTCTTTCATCATAAGTTCCACGATAACTATCTTCATAGTTAATACTGTTTAATACGATAGGAATATCTCTTGCGACACCCATGTCTTCCATGTCTTTTATTGTAAGCGTGTAGTCTGGTTGAAAGAATGGTAATACTTGTTCAACTATTTGTAAAGCGTCATCAGATTGTTTTGCCATAACAAATAATTGAACATTTAAATTATATGGAACTGGCATAAATTGAGTATCTAATTTATTAGCACTACTTGCACTTGATTTTACTTTTTTAAATTTTTGTACACGATTTAATTTTCTTGCTGGGTCATATGTTAAGTCTTGTATTTCAAAACCTAGTCTAGGCAGTGTGATTGCAACTTTACTATCAAGTCCAGCGTCTTGGTCTAGTCTTGTTAAAAATTTTTGTTTAGGCCCATATGCTAAAGGCACTTTCATAGATTGTGTTACAACGCCACTATTATTTTTACGAACCACATGTATGTCGTTAAATAAAGTTCCAAATGCAACGATAATCTTTCTAACTGTTTCGTGATAAAATTGTCTATTTCCTAACATTACGCAAATACTCCAGCGTCACCAAATGGATTAGATTCTGAAAAGTCTAGAACATCATCATCTAGTGAATCAAATAATTCATTCTGTGCAGTTTTGTCTGACACAGCGTCTCCTACTATATAGTCTTCTGTTAATAAATACGATGGGTCACCAGAATCAGCGTCATTCTCTAACAGAATACTTTCACCAACAGATGTTGAATCATCTTCACCAATTATATTATCACCATCTGTTTCTTCAAGAAGTAAACCAAAATTACTTCTTGCATGTTGTATATTTATCTCCTCATTTTGTGCCGTTGATTGTTCTAGTGTAAATTGATAGTCATGTGTATTTACACTTAAATCATCTTCTATTGAATCAATGGTTGAGATACCTGTATCAAGTGCCTCAGAAGAATATTCAAATTGTTTACAACTTAATTTAAATACAGGATTGTTATCTAACTGATGAAATGGTTCATCATGGTCTACAAAAGTTACTTCAAATATTTTTTCTAAAATTGGATGGTAAACTAAATCGCCTTCTAATGGTCTGTCTGTGTTAGCGGCGTCTGATTCAGTGAGTATATAAAAATCACTACCTGTTGTTACAGTTTCTAAAACAGATGAATCACTTGATTGGTCTATTGTACCTGATTCTAATAATATAGAACCACCTGTTGTATCAGTGCCACTTTCTAATCTTATTTGTTTTGTTAAATCTTGAAATCTGTCTTTGTGTACAACTAATGTAAGTTCGTTTCTATTTTCTAAACCAAACTGTGATACTAATTCTTTTTCACCCTCATATCCACCCTCTGCATTTTCAACATACATTTCAATAGGAACTTGTGTACTAAATGTACTGAGTGAATCTTCACCTAAAACATTATCAATGGCAACAGTTGTTCTGTCTATGTAATAAACATCGTGACCATAAATTTGTATTGCTTCTTTTACTAAGTCACTATACAGATTTTTTTCAGTCTGTAAAGATGTACTATTGTTTGTATGAAAGGCTTTATTGACTGCCATGGCATTATCCTATCATGCCCCAGATAGGTGTTTCAAATGCTCCGTCTCTAATTGCTTGTTCAAGTTTGTCTATTTCTTCTATCGCTTGAGAATAAATTTGTTCACCATTCATTGTCACACCACCTAAAGTTGCTACTCCATTAAATTTAGAAAGGTTTGCTCCCCACTGTCTTTTAATTAATGCTGTTGCATATCTTTTTAAATACATATCATTATAAATGTCAGTATAAGAATCTGGGTCTAGTTTACGATAACATTCTATAATTAAAAACTCTCCAGCCGTTATGGCTTCATCAAAATCCATATCTAAGTATAATCTATTTTGATGTTGATTAAAACGAATTGGCACTTCACCTACTAATACATGTTCTAGTAAATCTAATTGTTTCATAGTCATTTGATAATGTATGATTGATGTTGATGAAAAATCATACAAGTCATTTAATCTTAATTGATAACGAATATCAAACATACTATTTGTTTGTGCATTACTAAAAGAAAATATCTGCATTACAGATAAAACTGAATCTGGCATTGGAATAAAATTCTTGCCCTCTGAAAATGAAGCAGTAATTGTACTATCTAATTTATCAGTTGCTGTTGTTGTAGTATTTGTGACAGAGCGGTCAATGTCATCTTGGGATATCTGATATTTAAGATACATTCTTTCAACACCATCATAATGGTATTGAGAAAAATATTGTAATGCTTCATCTACTCTATCATCTACTTGGTCATCTGATACATTAATATCAATAACTCCGAATCCTAGAGCTCTTTTACAATATGATTTAAAAGTTGCCTTTGATGTAGGTGTTGCCATTCGATTATCCTATTTTATTAGTATTTATAATAATGATAAATAGGGGATTTTAAAAAATCGAAGTCCTAGAGTGTGTCATTTTGACAGCTTTGACAATTGGGTGATACAATCATATCAGAATATAATAAAACTCCAAATATCGCATGTTAGGGGGTTTAAAAGGGATATCAGAACATTTAGAAGTATTTGGGTACTAATCTGCGGCTGTTATTGTGTTACCAGCGTCTACCCATTCTAATATTGCTTGATAATGTGTATTATTTGAATCCATTGGAACTATCATAGTAGAATCACTACCACTTTCAGTAATTACAGCCTCAATTGCAATATTTGGTTGACCACTCACGCCACCTTTTGCTAAATATTTTGCTGATTTAACTATCATATTATTTTCTCCTATATTTCAGCATCGGCAGTTGTATCTAAACCTAAGTCAGCAGAGTTATCACCACTTCTATTAATACCATAGGCGTCTACCGAAGTATGTTGAACACCACTTTTTGTAGTATTGGCTTCTGTAATTGTCGGTACTGCTCTTTTAGGAACTTTATAAGACCAATAAGCAACTTTAGTACCACTACCACCTGAAGAACCAACATAATCTACTGTTACCTTTTCAAAATATCTTTGACATCTTGCTAAATTTTGTTCAGTAGTTTCGATAGGGTAATCAGGTATAGTTTCAGAATCAAAAGTGCCTGGCACTATCATACAACCTGTAAGTAAAAATTCATTATCAGTGCTACTTGCAATATTTAAATTTTGTCCTACTGCTCTGTTAGCGTCTGTTCTACTTGCCCATGATGTTGCAAGAGTTCCACTATCAAAGTCACTACCAGATTCTATCCACCAGTCTATATTTACAGATTTATTAACATCATCTGTAAATGCATTTGATGTTTCCATATCATAATTTATAACCTTTCTTTCCCATGTATCAGCACTATCAATCGTATATGTTTTACAAATATGTCTATCATTATCTCTATCCCAAAATTCTAAAACACCTGTACCTGTTACATTTGAACGAACAAAAAATGAAATAGTAAATGCTTTGGCGTCAGAAGTTCCTTTACGAAATAATTGAACATCATGACCCTCTAGTGCTGTTGATATATACATGTTAGCGTCAGCGTCACTTCCACTAGCATTTGCTGAAGTGCAATCTATTTTAATACATTTTGTTAATCCAAAAGTGCCTGGGCCAGTGCCTTGTGAGTAAGTGTGTGTACCAGATGAACCTATATTTAATAACCATCGGTCTGCTAATTTTGTTGCACTAGTTATACTTGTTTTAGATGTGTATCTTTGACTAATGTTCATATCACCATTAATAATAATAGGTTTAGTTAGATTATTAACATCATCATAATTTACTCCATTTAAAAATGCTCTTGTTAATGCCATTTATTCACTCTCCAATGCTGTAATTCTTGCCTCTAATTCTTGTATTGTTTTTACCAATAAAGGTACAAGTTTGCTTTGGTCGATTCCTTGATAATCAGGTACTGTTTGTGTGCCTGTTTTGATTCCATTATCGTCATATACATTTTGTGTTTTTGTAGCATCTTTTGTTCCTGTTATTGCTTCAGGAACTATATCCGAAACTTCATGAGCTAAGAAACCATCTAATGCTGTGTCTGTATCATCAGCTATCCAATTAAATCTACATGGTCTTAATTGTTTTAATCTTGTTGTTGCGTCCCATGTATAATTTACATTTTCTTTTAGTCTATAATCTGATGATGTGTTGTAAGTCGTTGATGAGCCACTTAATGTGATTGCACCTGCATCTGTTGTGCTACCTGAATAAAATCTTATAGCATCATTATTTGCATCTGTTCTTATTTCCATTCCATTTGGGTTAGTAGAATGTGATTCAATACACACCTGAGAATTGTTGAGTTCACCAGTTGTACCAAATCTCATTTGACCTTCTGATGTTATTCTTAGTCTTTCACTTAATGTTCCACTACCTGTAGTGAGTAAAGTTATCATTCCGTCTTCTGTTGTATCACTTACATCTGTAGCAACACCTCTTATTTGTGAATAAGTGGTTTTTGTACCACCATCATCATTTCCTGCAAAACTAATAAATGATGTGATGTCGTTATCAGCAGGTGATGCTGAATTTTGATAGAGTGTTAAATCTACACCTAATGTACTGTCTGCTGTGGTTTGTACTTCGAAATTACTCGCACCACCTGTTTGTGTTGATGTAATCTTACCTGTAGATGAAATACTCAGTCTATCAGTACCACCTACTTTAAAATCTATTTGGTCATCTGTGTCAGCAGAAATTGTGGTGTCAGCATCAGCATCTAAAATAATACCATCTGATGTTCCATTGACATCAATGGCACCATCTTTACAT